AAAAAAAAAAAAAAAAAAAAAAAAAAAAAAAAAAAAAAACTGAAAATATTTCTTATTCAAAAAATATTTTTAATTTTATAGATAATAGTTCAGAAAATTCAAGTGATAAATCTAATGAAAAAAAAGTTAGCAAATCATCTTTATTTGATGATTATAAATTTATATTAAATAATAAAAGCAAAAAAATTGGAGATATTTGTATTAATTGTGGTTCAAATGATTTAAGCATTTCAAATTCTGGAATTTATGTATGTAATATTTGTAATGAAATAGATAAATTCAAACCTGAAGTTGATGATAGTAATTATGATGAAAGTAGAATAAAAAAACCTAAATTACCATATGAAAAAAAAAATCATTTTTCAGATTGGTTGACACATTTTCAAGCAAGAGAAACTACAAATATACCAATTGAGATTATTGAAAATATACAAAATGAAATAAATAAATATAAATATACTGAGGAAGAAATTAAAACAATTAGTGATGTTAAAATTAAAAAAATATTAAAAAAATTAAAATATAATATTTATTATAAAAATTTATCTTTTATAAGAGCAAAAATAACTGGTGTGTATCCGCCATCTTTTAGTAAAAATGAAGAAATAATGTTAAAAGATATGTTTAAAATAATTGAAGAACCTTTTTATAAACATAAGCCAAAAAAGAGGAAAAACTTTTTATCGTATTCGTATATTTTATATAAATTTTGTGAAAAATTAAAATATGATGCTAAGAAAAATAAAGATTTAGATAAATACAAAAGATATTCAAAATACACAAAACAATTAATATTATTAAAAAGAAAAAATTTAAGAGAACAAGATATTACTTGGAAAAAAATATGTGAGGAAATTAAATGGGATTATTATCCAAGTTTATAATTTTTATATATATATATAATTTTTTTTATAAAATTATATTATGAAATTTAACGATACATATATCAATATAAACAACTTATTAAAATTTATTTTATTTATCATAACACTTTATATATTTTTAATAATTATTTTACCTTACTATAATAATAAAAAAATTAATGAAAATTCATTAATATTATCAGTCTGTTCTTTTGTGTCAATATTATACTACATATTAGATTCTTATTATCCAAATTGTATTTTTATTAAAAATTTATAAATATACTTAAAGATAAAATATTTAATAATAATTATTAAAATGAATGAAGAATTAAAAGCCGAATACCTTGATATTAATAAACCATTTGTTAAAAATGTTAAATATCAAAGATTTTATACTTGTTCTATGTTAGCTCCTAATTGTTTTCCTATGTCTAAAAGAGATAGTGTTAGAGATCAAGATATTTATGGTTTTAAATTACACGGAGTTTATGAAGATGAAAAAGATCAGGAAGAACATTCAGACAAGGTTAGAAATATTGTTAAAAATTATGAAGTTTTTGGGGATAAAATAGGTGAGTTAATTGAATTTGATGTTGATATTGCTGATACTGAAAGAAATAGTAAAATTGTGTATAAGGAGGAGGAGCAAAATGAAATTAATAATAGACAATATAAGCAGGAAATTTGTAAAACATATAAGGATAATAAGGATGAATTAGATTTTTCTGAGATTTTAAATCAAAATCCAATTGAAAATAATTTAGATATTGATGAGAATTATTTTTCACAGAAGGAGCAAACATTTGTGTGGAGTATTAATGAAGCAAGATTTGCTTGTGTAAGTTTTTATACTCCTGAAATGATTCCTAATATTCCAGATAAATTTAAAAATAAGAAAATTGCGGGGCATATAGTCCATGGGTTTTTTGATAAGGTGAAAGATGCTCAAACATATGCTTATAGTCAAAGAAAAAAATATCCAATGATTTTTATTATGCAGACAGGTAATTGGTGTGCTTTTGATGTTAATTTAGTTAATAATTCTAATCCTGACCCTCAATTACCAATTATTAGAACTCAAAAATTAAATGATTTTATGAAATTATATTTGGATTCTTTAGAGCAAACAGCATTAGAAGAAAAGGAGAGAAAGGATAAGTATTTGAAGGAGGCTAATGTAGTAACTGATGAATATAAGCATTTGAAGAATAATGAGATTAAAGTGGATGATAAAAGAACTGTTGAGAAAACTAATAATGAAGATGAAATTACATTAGATAGTAATAATTTTAATACTGAAATGGATATTAATAAAAAGTTGGATGAAATTAAGAAAACGAGAGAACAATTAGAACATAGAGTAAAAAATAATCAAAATATTAGTATGGAAGAAATGGAAAGTAAATTTAATAGAATGAAAGAGTTGTATGAGAAATTAAATAATTAATTTTTTTTTATTGTTAATAATTATATAATTATGTATTTATTAAAAGGTTTTTCATTAATATTTTTAATGATAGGTATAGTATTATTAGTTGTATATTTTATAACAATGAAAGCTGTATCAAATGTAGAACAAAAAGTTGTATATAGATATATACCAAGAACATTAGAGGAAGAAATGGAATCACCAGTATATATATCAGAAATTTTTAAAACAATGTTTTCACAACCATCTACTTGGATTGATTCAACTGATGCGGATGCTATAAGACGAAAAGAAAATATGAATAAATATTTTATATCTCAAATGTAATAATATTTGTTATAATAATATTTAATTCATTGTACATATAGAAGATTTTTTTCTCCATTCTTTATCATAATTACTAGAATGATAAATTTTTAATTGATCACACCCAATCATACCAACTTTTGTATCTGAAGCTTTAAACCAAAAAACTTTTTCTTTGAATGGTTTATCCGCAGCTACATTAGCAATAACCATTGATTGATGATTTACGGTTAATTGTTTAAAAACAGTTCTAAATTCTTTTACATTTTTAAACATACCAGCATAATTATCATATAATTTTTTCATATGATTTTCAATATCTGTTGCCAATAAAAAGAAATAATCAAAATTACTTCTTAAATCCGGTTGAATACCCAATGGTGTTTGCATCGTCAACATAAATAATATTTTATAATGTCTTCCATTATACATTAATTCATACATTAATGGATCTTTAGACCATTCACCCTTATCAGATAAACAATCATCCATTAATAAAAATGCACTTGGATTAATTATTACACCATGCTTTTTGTTATTATTATATTTTTCTATCATTTTTTCTTGTCTTGAAAATAATTTTTCTAATATTCTACTTTCAAATTTATAATATATAAAAGAATCCGGAAAAAATTCTGAATAAAAAGGTTCTTGTAATTTTTCTGACTTTGATATAACAATTCCTACTGGAATTTTACTTTTATAATGTCTTAATATATCTCTACAAACCCATGATTTTCCACTTCTTCTTTTTGCTATTAAAATTATAGCTGGATGTGATGCCATCATTTCTAATGAAAATTTATATATAGCTAATTTTTTTCCATTAACAATCACATATTTAATTTCACTCATTAAATTTATAATTATCTTATAAATTTATATATCAAAAAAAATTACAAAAATTATTACCTCATAAAAATATCATCTAAACTATTATTATTTACAACTCTATATCTTTTATTATTCATCATTAATCCATTATCACTCATTGAAAAATAACATAACATAATTAATAAAACTATAGTGGTCCATAATAATGTTTTCCTATAATCACCGTAAAAACAATCATTACTCATTAATTTATTAAAATGAAATGACACATATATAACCACAAAAATTATTAATGCTGAAACTAATAAATTTTCTTTTGCCCATACTAACAAGTTATTCATTTATATATAATTATACTATAAATATTTTTTATTTTACCATTTTTTCAAAATACTCAGATATATTTTTATCTTCTGATGCTCTTGTTGATTTTATATAATTTGATTCTAAATTTGAAACCGTTTTAATATCATCTATACTATTATTAAAAATAACATCTTCATCAGCATATTCATTTATATTTTTATTATTACTATCTTCTACCAATATATTTTCTTTTTCTTCATTATTATTTTTATTTACTTCTACTTTATTCACACTTTCTATTACTTCTTCATTATTTATTTTTTCTATTACTTCTTCTGTCTCTTTTTCAGTTTCTTCTTGATTATTACTTTCATTGTCTGTTTCATGATTATTAAGTATATTAATATTTTGATGCGTATTAGAATTAATAAAAGATAAATTATTACCACCAATAGTATTTTGTGATTTTTGTTTAATATTATTTTCTTCAATAACTTCTTTAACTAATATTTTAATTTTATTAACTTCGTCTTGTTTAACTATTTTAACATTTAGTTTTAGATAATCTTTGATAATATCATTATAGTCAGGTATTGTTTTTTTAATGGAATTCATAATACAAATTTTAATAATATCATTTATTTCATTTCTTTTTAATTTTTTTAAGAAATAATCATAATTATTCTCACAAAAATAAAATGTTTCTAAAAAACAAGTGTGAATAAAAACCATAATATCCATTTTTTTATAAAAGTCATTATTAAAATATTTATCATCTAAAAAGCTTTCATCTGTGTTTGGATCATAAGAAATAAACAATAAATAACTTTTAAAACAAGCTCTAATTAAATTATCAAAATAATCACTTGTTTTGGTTTCAAGTTTTATTCTGTTATATTCCTCAGAAATTTGTTTATTATTCCATCTATATATTTTTTCAATATACATTCTGAAAATATCTAATTTTAATTTATTAAATAATCTATCTTTTTCATCATCAAATAAGTTATTAATATTAATATTTTGTAATTTAAACATTTTAATGATTTTTGCATCTTTTTTATTTGAAATGAAATTCATTTTTAAATTATTAAACATATTAATTGAATGTGTATGAACTTCTAAAACACTATTACATAATTCTGGAGATATAATTGAGATAAAATAATTAATCAAATCATTTTTTGTTTCATTTAAATATAAAAAATTCATTACTATTTAATATTAATAAATAGTTAAATTATTTTAAATATTTTTCCGCCATTTTATAAATTTTTAATGAATAGTAATTATTATGCCTTTTATTTATTATATTTAAATTTAGTTTTTTTTTTATAAAATTATTTAATTTTTTAAAATTAAAAAAGAAAAGTAATATAAAATATATATTTTTACAAAATTTTTCATAATATGTTAGTTCAAAAATATTATTTAAAAACTGTATATAATAGTTTAAATTAAATTTTATATTTTTATTATTAACTAATATTTTTTTTAATAATTTATAATAGTTTAAATCACTATTGGATTGTAATAAATTAGATTTTATAATATTAAAAATATTAATGTTTGACAAATAATTATTTAAAATATTTATAAAATTTATATCTTCATTTTTAATAATAATATCAACAACTTTATTTATTTTTAACAGTCTAAACAATGGATAATTAAGTAATTTAATATATTCAATATATAAATCAATAAAATTATTATTATTCGATATTATATTATTATTTATTTTTTCATTAAAATTTAATAAACAAATTTCATTAAAATATTTGTGCAAATTATTATATTCTAATTCAGAATACATAAAAATAATATTTATTAAAATATTAAATTTTTAACTTAAACATATTTACAAAATCAATATTAAAATATTTAAATAATTTTTTTAGATAATAATTATTTATTAATGAATATTTTGTATATATTTTATTAGATAATTTATTTTTAACTTTATTAAAACATATCATTTTTTGTTTTACTAAAAATTTTAATATAAAATATACATTTCGTATATTATTGTTATTAAATAAATTATTATTATGGTCAATATTATTTAATAATTCATTTAATATATTATTATTAATTTTTGTTTTGTCTAATAAATTAAATGATTTTAATAGTTGTATATAATTTATAACATTGTAATTTCCAAATGTTAATAATTTATTTATTTTTTTTTTATACTTGTTTAGTAAAAATGATTTATTATATTTAATATTTGTGAATTTTTTATTTTTTAATTCATAATTATTCATTTTTAAATCATTTAACTCATATAATCTAAATAAAAAATAATATTTTGATGAAAAATAAAAATGATTATGAGACCAATTATCAAATTCCACAAAATTATTATTATTTTTATAACTATTTTTAATAAATTTAATTGTATTAATATATATATTAATACAATTATTCATTTCCAATTTTTTTTCTATATAATCACACGGGTCATTACTAATTTTTAATTTTTTATTTTTATTATTATCAAAAAATGTTTCTATTCTTTTTATTAAATATGAAAAATTATATTTTAAAAATTTTAATTTAAAATATATTGTCTCACCCTCAATTTTTTCATTATTATTTATTAACAAAATTTCATTTATGTATTTTTTATTCATATTATATTACATACCATAAAAATGTATTTTAAATTATATTATTCAAGATGATATAATATTTTAAATTTTAATTATAAAAATATTATAAATAATAATATTAATATAACAAAATTTTTATATTTATTTTAATTGTGTTATTATATAAATTAACAAGAAATGATGTTTATATAATATCATTAATAAATATTATTAAATAATTTAATAATAAATTATAAAAAAATAATTCTTCATCAAAAAAAAATATAATTATTTTAAAAAATTATTTTTCAAATTTTAGAAAATATTAATATTATTAATTTTTATTTAAGCAATTGTAGTATTACCACCTCTTGCGGAATAAAATGAAGCATCTTGAGGTGTCATACAGACACAACCTAATCCATCCTTAAAATTCATACCACTATAACTATTTGCAACAAATTTATTGGCATATTCACAAGCCTTTTCTGGATCCATATCATCTTCACCACCACTTGGGTTTCTATAAACCGCAGGACAACAATATTTAGACACAGGCATATTAGAAATATCATATTTAGCCAAATCGCCACTGGGGTCAAGCATATACATATTTTGAAATTGATTTCTTAATTGCTCGTTAGAAAGTTTATTTTGTTCTGTATTAATATCAAAATCATTAGTGTCTTCTTTAGTCCATTTATAACCATCTTTAGTGTAAGTATCAGTATTTGAATTCATAGAATAACCAGTATTATTGGAAGATGGTGAAGTGTTTGGTAATGGTGTTGTTAAAAGTTGTCCTGGAGATGATTCACCAAATTCCATGGCATTAGCAATACCATTTTTATTGGTCATTACAAAATTTCCGGTGTTTTGAAATCCTTCTTTTGGTGATACGTAATTACAAATTCTTTTTCTTAAAAGCCAAATAATGATTATAATTAAAATAATACAAAAAAAAGTTTCTTGATAATTAGTCATATTATATTATTATGTATATAATTTTTATTTAATCAAAAATAAATCTATACTTAATATAATTATTTTTTTTTATTATTTATAATTTTATATTTTTTTGTTTTAATTTTGTTGGTTTCTGTGTTAAAATAACCTCCTTCTTGAATATTTTTAAAAAATGTAAAATTAATGTTTTCCATAATGTTAATTACTTATAATAATAATTATAAAATATATTATGACTGAAAATTATAAAAAAATATTATGTTATAATATTTTAAATAAAAAAAAATGCTCTTATAGTGATAAATGTTTATTTGCACATAATTTAAAAGAACAAATTATAAATGAAAATAAACAAAAAATTATGAATATGATTTTAAATGATAATAATTTAGCTTATTTTAATATATGTTTAGATGATGAATTTTATAAAGAATTATTAGTTTTTACAGTTAAATGTAATAAATGTTATGCAAATATTTGTAATGGTGGTTATAATTGTAAAAATGGGTCTTGTTGTGATAGTTTATTAATATGTAAGGATGATTTAATTACAGGTAAATGTAAAAATATAGTTATTAATAAATATTGTTGCAAGGGTATTCATTTAACAGAAAAAAATTTAATACCTTATAATATTCAATTATATATGTATCCAAATCTAAATTTTGTTATAAATAATAATATTCAAGATAGTTCTTATTTACTTAATAATAAATATAAATTAAATGATGAGAGTATTATAGATATTGATGAAGTAATTGAAAATCATAAAGTTATTAATTTAAATAAATGGTAATAACAATATTATATAATTTAATGTTTATTGGAGCAATTGTAGCTTTAGATAATAAAAATGGAATTGGATATGATAATAAATTACCTTGGAAATTAAAAGGTGATTTAAAAAGATTTAAGGAAATAACTGTTGGAAATGGTAATAATTGTGTTATTATGGGTAAAAATACATTTAATAGTGTAAAATTTTTAAAAAATCGTGATAATTTAGTATTATCAACATCATTAATTATTAATAAAAAACAAGATAATAATTTAATAAAATCATTTAGTAATATTAATGAATTAATGAATTATTTAAAAAATAAAGATTATGATGAAGTGTGGGTGATTGGTGGTGGTATAATATATAAAAAATTTATTGAATTGAATTTGATAAATTCAATGGTTATAACAGTAATAAATGATATTTATCAATGTGATGTATTTTTTCCAGAAATTCCAAATAATTTTATTGAAACAAAAAAAAGAATATTAAATGAAAAAACAGAATTAGGAAAAGATACAAAAATATGCACTTATAGAAAATTAGAGGTTGGAATGAGTGTTTATTATAAAAATGATAATAATTCTATATGGAAAATTATAAAAGTGCATACAGATAATTATCCTGATTATTATTTTACTATTAAAAATGAATTAGATAGAGAAATACAAACAATAAGAGAAAAATTAAAAATTGTAAATAATTAATTAAAAATTGAATTTTTTTTATTTAAAAATAATTAATTAATAATTATTTAATGAAAATTGAAGATAAATATAAGCCAAAATCAATAGATGATATTATTGGTAATAAAACGGTTATAAATGATATGATTGAATGGATTACATCATTTTATGATACAACTGATTTTTTAATTAAACATAAACTATTAAAAGAAACAACAAAAGGAAGAAAAAAGAAAATTGTAGATGCAACAAATTATGAATTAGAATTAAGTAAAAGAAAATCTACACTTTTAATAACAGGTAATCACGGTTTTGGTAAAACTTTAATAACAAATTTAATTTGTAAGCATTTAAATATAAATATTATTAATATAACTGAAAATATTAATGAAAATATTGATATTAAATTTTTAAATAAAATTATAAAACCAGATAATTTTTTTGAAGAAGATAATAATAAAAAAATAGTTGTTATTGATAGTTATGAAAAAATTATATCAAATAATGATAAAAAAGATATATTTGATTTAATTAAACAAAATAATTTTAGAAGATTAGTTCCAATTATTATTATATCAAATGATAATCATAATACAAATTTATCAAATTTAAAAAAAAATGTAAATTTAATAAAAATAAATGAATTACAAATAGATAAACTTAAATTACATATTAAAAATATTTGCTTTGAAGAAGATATTAATATTGATAATAATAAAATATACGATAAAATAATTAAAAATTCTAAATTTGATATAAGAAAAATATTATTTAATCTTGAAATACTTAAAAAAATATATAATAATGAAAATATTGACGAAGATAAAATCAATTATATTTTTTCAATTTTAAAAAATAAAGATTTTAATAATGATTTATTTGGAATTGTATCACATATTATTAAAAATAAATTTAATATTAATCATTGTATAAAACTATTTAAAATACATAAAATGATATTACCTTTAACTTTATATGAAAATTATTATAAATTCTGTGATAATGATAATTATAATAATATTATAAGTAATTTTCAATTTGGTGATTTAATTGAAAATTATATTCAATCAGAACATAATTATGATTTAAATATATTACATTCATTAGTTAGTTGTGTGGTTCCATCATATTATATATCAACCAATTATAATAATAAAAACGAAAAAATTGATTATCCAAATGATTTAAATAAAACAACAATTAAAAAAAAATTAAATAAAAAAAAAAATAAAAATGATATACAAAATAATTATTACTATAATAATAAATCTATAGAAGAATTAATATATTTAAATGATATTTTTGAATAAATTATTTTTTATAAAAAAAATATATAAATAATATATATAATGTCTGAACAAAAAGATAAAATTAATTCGGAAGTAATGAAATTGCTTAAAATGGAAAAAGACGACAAAATGTCTCTTTATAAAGAGTTTGAAAGTTTGAGAAATAAATACAATGACAGTGACATTGTTGATGCTATTTACGAAAAATATATGGATGAATATAAGAGAATTATTAAGAGAGCTCTTAAAATTAAGGAAAAACTTTTTGACAAATACCCCAACCTTGAACCAAGAGAATATGATGCTAAAGTTTCTGCTTATCAAAAGAAGTATGATTTTGGTGATGAAGAAAGAAAAGTTATTTTAAAATACATTAGAGATGAAAAGAAAATGACTTTACACGATAAAGACATCCGTTCTCTTATGCCTTTCACTCCTTTGAGTAAGGCTCTTGGATACAGACCCCAACATGCTGCTTATATGACTGGTGAAATGAAATTTAATGGTAATGAAATGGAACATGTTAATAGAATTGTTAAGTGTCATCATGAAAATGCTCAACTCGCTCAAAGAGTTCAATTACAATCATTAGTTTATGATGATACTGAATTGTGTGCTTTGAATGGAACTGTTGATAGATACCAAGTTAATGATGTTTATTCATACATTGACCCCTTGTTATTTGCTCTCTTCATTCCTAAATTTGATAGTTTAGAAAGAAGAATGCTTTTAACTTCTATTGCTAAAATGATTGTTACTAGAAAGGAAGGTAGAACTTTCCAAACTCAACCCGAAGTTGATTTGTTTGAAGATTTATGCAAAGACCCTTCTGAAACTCAATGCACTACTGAAATTGCTCCATACAAGGATATTTCCAAGAGATGTGATGTCCAAACAGCTCTTTGGAATTGTGTTCTTTCCTTAAGACAAGGTAGATATTACTGCAATGAAACTTCTAATTTAATGCATAAGTTAGACTCTTGTAAGAATGTCATCTTTGATTCTCCTGACTTTTCATTTGTTAAGGATGTTGGTCACATGGTTAGAAAATTGTTTGGTGTTTTCTCATACAGACCTATTCATATTATGACTGAACCCGCTCAACCTGTTTTGAACCTTGGTTTTTCTACTTCTCATATGGCTGAATTAAGTGTTGGTGTTGAAACTACTATTCCTATTATGACTTGCAGAATGACTCCTGAAGGTCATGATGCCACACCTACACCTGGATCATCTGGTAAAATGATTGACTTTGGAACTGCTGTTAAAGGAAGAAATAATATTTACATGAAAGGAAAGCATATGGTTGTTAAGAGACAAACTGTTATTCATTGTAATGGTGTTCTTGTCTTCTATGTTCCCAGAAGACATCATGGTCTTACTAGTTCATCTTCATATGCTTATGGTTCCATGGTTCCTAAAGAATTACCAATTACTACTACTACTTTAGAAAGAGTTAATAATCATGAAATTAGCTATTGCCCTTCTGTTATTCTTGATAGAGGACAAACATTAAACCTTAGATCTGTTGTTGTAATTGAAACTCTTTATAATGAATTATTTGGTGAAAATGGAAAAGAAGTTATTGTTGGAACAAGTGCTATGGTTCTTCCTAAGGGTGAAACTTGTGGTTATTACTACTCTCCGATTGATGGTAAATGTGACACTGCCGCTGTTGATAACTATGATAAGATTTCCCCTATTACTGCTATTAATACTTCAGATTTTAAATCTCAAGCTACTAAGTATGGAACTCTTTTTGTTTATGAAAGTGAAACTTCTGAAAATAACACTCCTTACAGATGTTAAGATATTAAATAGTTTTTTGTTTTAAATTTATAATTTAATTTAATTATAAATAATTAAAAAATAATATTAAAAAGATGGTAAATTAAAAGTTGTTGTAACACTTGGTAATGTTCCTTTTCTTCCTGCATTATTAACATTTACAGGTAAAGGAATTGGATTAATTGGAGAACTTATATCTTTAAAATATCCTTGTCTCATTTTAATCATTGAAATCATATCTGGAACAATTCTTTGAATAGTTAAATGATTTAACATTTTAACTTGTTTAACTAAATTATATGGTTCATTTAATCCATCTACCACATATACTGAAAGCATTACATTTATTAAATCTGTTTCATTTTGATTTACTCTAAGAACATATTTACCTTTTGTTCTTATTAATACTTCTGTTTTTATTTTATTTTGAATTTTATCTATATTATTTTTTGATAAAAATAATTCTGATAATGGTGTTGGTTGTGATATATTCCCTAATAATGATTTACTTATTGAACCTTCTGTAGCCCAATTATTTGTATTTGGTTCATTCTTAAATCCAGTCATATTATTATCTGCAATTTTAACAAAATCATTACTTGTATAATTATTTAACTTGCTATAATTCATTTCTATATATATTAATTTATATAATATATTTCTTCTAAATTATCCACTGATATTTTTAATTGTTGGATATTAACACTCGAACCTATTGAATACATTGAACTTATTGGAATAGAAACAGCATCACTACCTTTTTCTATTATAAATAAACCTGAACCTGGCGATTCTGATTTAATAAACATACATATTTTCCACATATCTCCATCCTGTCTAACACATAAATCACCCTTCTTTGGTGTAAAATTATCCTGAATAATATATTTTGTTTCATCTCCATGTTCTCTATCTCCATTACCTTTTAAATTAGTTCCAATTCTATCATTTATATAATTATTAAAATTTGTTAATAATATTGTTTCAAATATATTTGAACCTAAATTTGATGCTGAAGTATTATTTAATAAATTATTTATTTTTACTATTTTATCTAAAATTTCTTGTGATGGAGAAACCAAATCTTGAGCTTTAAAACTATCAATAGCTAAACATCTTTTAGCATTTTCCATAATTACCTTTTCAATATTATTAATATCATCACCAAATTCATCCTTACTTAATATTTTACAAACATTTTTACCCTCTGTTATGTCATGATTATCTGTATTACATAATAATAAATATCCAGTATTTTTAATATAATATTCAACTTGTTCAACAACATATTTATAATATTTTGGATTTGCTGTTGATGTAGCAAAAGATTTAATATAAAAATTATTATTTAATTTCATATCCTTATATGTAAATTTCTTTTGCCACATTGTATAAAATACTATAATTATTTGAAATAATACATTATCCCACATTTCAGCAGTTTTATATCCACACCCAACCTGTTTAACTAAATTTCTATCCATTTGAGCTCTATTAGACGCCCAATTATAAATATTAAAATCAGCACCTTCTGTTAATATAATTAAACACATTTGTGTCTTTTTCTTTTGTTGAATAAGACACCCATTACTATCATATTTACTATTTGTTATTTGTTCGTTATTAAAATTTACATTACAATCCTTTGATATAAAATAACAATAAGAACACATAAAATTAGGACAATACTTATCTTTATTAATTTTTTGTCTCACAAATTGAAAATATTTTAATTCTCTTATTATATTTGAACTTTTATCAATTGGTAATGATGGTGTTGATGGACCAACAGATGATAAATTATTTGGATTAAAATATGTATATTCTTCATTTGTTAAATTATATACTCTTACATTCATTATTGTATGTTTATCAGCACAATCACATCTTTTTGTTTTTTCATTATATTTAATTGGATAACAAGAACTATACATTAACATATTTTTTGGTCTATTCTTATATTTATTATTTGTTAAATTATGAGGCATAAATGGTGTTAATTCAATTAAATTTAATCTTGAATTTAAACTTTCTTTTCCACCTGAAAAATCTTTATGTTCTCCATCATCATTTGTTATAAATGTGCTTCTAATATAATCACATAATACATTTCTCTCTCTTAATGATTTAAATGATGAATATATATCATCTGCTGGTAATATATCTTCAAATACTCTTTGAGCCATTATATGATTTGTATTTAATCCATTCAAATTGATATTATAATCTTTATATATAAATGGATGAGCGTATTTATCAAATTGTTGGTTCATATAATTTTGAAATTGTGAAGGAACATATGGTGTGGAAAATAATATTTCATTCCCAGGTAAATTCATCATTTTTTGTTTTATCGGATCTTTTTCTTGTGAATGTTTTTCTGGTGGATTAATATTTCTTTTTTGTGATGGTAATAATTTTTTATCTTCAGGTTTATAAGGAACTTTAGTCTGTTCTTTTTTTTCCTCTTTATATGCTTTATCCCTTTCATCTTCCACAACTTTTTCATATGATGGCATAACACGAACACCTCCACCACTCATATTATTTTCTTGATATAAAGGCATCTTTCTTTTTGTTTTTTTTGTAATATTTTTATCACTATTATTTACTTTTGATAAAAAAAAAAATCATTGTTTAAAACTGGCATCTTCATTTTTCTTCCCCCATACATATTTTGCTGATTTGGCAACATCATATTTTGTTGAGACATCATATTATTTATCATATCTTGTTGTGGCATCATCATATTTTGTTGAGGCATTACCATATCTTGTTGTGGCATCATCATTTCTTGTTGTGGCATCATCATTTCTTGTTGTGGCATCATCATATCTTGTTGTGGCATCATCATATCTTGTTGTGGCATCATCATATCTTGTTGTGGCATCATCATTTCTTGTTGTGGCATCATCATTTCTTGTTGAGGCATTATATGTGGTTGTTGAAACATTTGTTGTGAATTTCCTAATAATGGCATAGGTTGTTTTTGAATTCCAAAACTTGAACTAAAAGCATCACCCATTGTATTTATCATAGGTTTAGATTGTTTATCACTCATTGACATTGAAATACTATCATTTAAACTATCAACACTATCAGAATTGTCAAGTAATTCTTCATAACGCATTTTTCTATTTGATTTCTTTTTACCTTTAGTTTCTTTTGTTCCCTTTTTATTATATTTTCCTTTAATATTACTAATTTTAGATTGAAGATTTTTTAATTCAGATTTATCCTTTTTTGTCATTCCTCCTTCAATAACTTCTTCAATAGATTCAACACTTTCAACCGTTTCATCACTATTACTATCATCAACATTTTCAGTTTCTGTTTCAACACTTTCTACACTATTTTCAATATTTTCACTAGATTGTGTTTCATCATTTTCTGAAGTAGAAGAACTTTTAGTAATATCTTCACTTGAACTGTCTTTAAGAACTTCAATTGGTTCATTATTTTTTAATTTAGTATTTTTATTTTTTATTCCTCCTTTTTTAGCTTTAGGTGGCATTATTATAAATGTATTAAATAAAATATTTTTTGTTAATATTTCATTAGGCAATATATTAAGTTTATAGTATTTATAAAATATATCTTCATTTTTGATATTTTCATTTAATATATCTAATGAAATAATGTCACTTATAATTTTTTTAATATTAACTTTATTTTTTGAACTATTATTATTTAACGATTTAAAAAAATTATAAATATCAAAAGAAGGATTATCTAATAATTCATTTTTATTTTTAAGATTTTTTACTGTTTCTAATGTTGAATATCTAAAATCACATATTTTACATATAAACATTGTTCTTAACTTAAACTTAATATCACCAATATTTAATATAATTTCCGTCTCTTTATTTAATTTTTCTATAATAAAAGAATTTACAGTAAAGTAATTCATTCTAAAATTACCAAGTCTATTAATAATGTAATAATAAGAATATAAAACTTGAAAAACTAAACAAATTAATTCTTCAAATGTTTTTTCATTGTCTAAAAATTCTTTCATGGAAATGTATGACCTATAATGTTCATAAACACTGATACAGTATTTATCATCTGTTTTATTTTTTTTAAATTGTTCATTAATGAATGGTAATAATTCATTATTTAACTCTAATGATTCATACAATACATTAAAATTACACATATTTATTAAGTAAAACGGAATATCATTTAATATTACAAATTCACTCAAAATATAATTAATAAATAATCCATATGTAATATCAATAAATGAACTTGAATTACGATATTTATTATCATATTTTTGAATTATTAATGTAATTGGAAATCTGGAATTTAAATATTTTTTTAAAATAATTTTATGTTTATCTTCTAATATTAATTTAAAATTTTTTTTATCATTAAAATTATTCATAAGAATTTTATTATAATCAAATTCACCTTGTTTTATTATTCTTGACATATCAATATTTTCAATATTTAGTTTTTCATAAACATAATCTTTTTCTATATTTTTTCTTTCTTTATATACAAAATTATATATTAATTCTATCATATCATCAATATTGTCATAATTAAAATTATCATTTTCACTCATTATATACTTATAATATAATTTACTTTATAAAAATATTTATATCTTTAAATTAAACATTTTTAATAATACTAAAAATATTATTAAAATTACATAAAAATTATTTCTTTCTAAATACTTTAAAAAAATCATTCTCCAATAATTCAAATGGAGTTCTTAATTCATCATCTACTTGTAATCTACATTTTTCATTAACCTTTGGATTAATTTTTTTTTTATTAGGATATGGTCTATATTCTATTGGAATAACATAATTTATAAAATCTTTTACATCCTGATGAATACATTTTTCAGTTAATAAATCAGGCAAAAAACCCTTTCTTATTAATGTCCCGAAAAAATAATGTAAATCATAATATTTATTTTGTTTTGATGTAATATTTAATTTATTAAAAAATTTTTGATGAACTTTTAAATTTTCAACAACACCTTGAATACAAGAAAAATCAAAATCCCATAAATAAACCATATATCCAATTGATGGAATTATATATGTTTTTTTATTTATATTAAATTGTCTTGCTTTTGTTGATGATTTTGATATTAATACATTATTTAATTTTAAATCATTATGACGAAATGCAGGATATTTTGATTGAATAACTGCTAATGTTGAAATTATTTGAAAAAATATACACTTCCAATGCATCAAATTTAATTTTTTATAATTTTTTTTTAAAAACATACTTAAATCACCCTCATCAGCCCACTCCGATATTATTATACTCACATTATCATAATATTTTCCACTTTTATACCTTTCAATAAATTCTTTATAATTTGTATTATTTTTATCAATAATACCCTTTTCCTGTAATGTTAAAAATGGTTTAATATCTGTATAAAATGTGCTAATTGGTAAAATTATATGTGGAGACATTTTTTTTAATACAAAATATGATAATACTTTTAACATACATAATTCAGCATTTTCCGGCCTTTGTAAATTATATTCATCACCATAATCCTCCTTCTTTGAATACGCAACCATCTTTACAGCAAAACTATATTTCTCTTTTCCATTTTCATCCTTAACAACACCTTTAAATGTATGTCCGTATCCACCACTTTTTACATATGACAACATTGCTCCCATCTGTGAAATAACCTTTTTGAAATTAAACTCCTGTTTACCCAACACACTCCGTGTGTCATTATCATCATCATTATTTGATTTCTCATTTTTTGAATGATAAACTATTGTATCCACATTTTCATTTAAATCTTTTAATGGATTTAAATAATTAATATTTGATTCACTAATCAAATTATTTATCTTATTTAATCTTTTTTTAATATCTGGAATATTATCATCATTCATATTATAATTTATTAAATTAATTATCTAATCTATTTATTAAATAATTTTATTTATTATTTATATAAATTTATTTTTTTATTTTTTCATTTTTTCACTTAAATACAAATTTAAAAAATATTTTGAATCAAGAATATTCTTTTCAATACCTATTAAATAATATTTTTCCATTTTATCATAATCTATTTCAAATTTTTCATAATATTTAGCTAAATATATTATAACCTCTTTATTACCTTTTTCAAAATATAATAACAAAATATCTTCTAATTCTTTATAATTATTAGTATTATAGAGTCTATAATATTCCATTAAATAATATAATCCATTATTATTACCATTTTCAAAAGCCATCAAATAATATTTTTTCATTTCCTCATAATTTTTTATTCGTTGATAATAATATCCTAAATTATACATTGATACAGTATCTCCTAATTCAATTGCCATTAAATAATATTTTTTCATTTCTTTATAATTTTTAATGTCCGTATAATAAAAAGATAAACCATTCATTGATTCTATATTATTAAATTCAACCGCTTTTAAATAATACTTTTTCATTTCATCATAATTTTTTTCAATAATTTCATAATATAAACCTATAATATTTAAAAGAAAATCATTATTAGTTTCTTTTGGAATATTACCATTAAAAATATTTATAATATCTTCTTCATATTTAATTTCTTCTTCATCAAAAAAATATCTTTCACAAACTATTGAAATATCATTTAAAGTTTCAAACATTGTAAATAATAATTTATTAATATTTTATAAAAATCAATTTTTAATAATATAATTGAGAATTTAATAATATTTTGCATGAAAATATATAATTTTGTTTGTAATTATGACAAATAAATTTTTACTGTATTTTAGTTCTACACAACGGATAGAGGGAACATTTTAATATTTCATCTGAAAATTTGTGATTACATTTTGTTATAAAACATTTATTTGTTTTTTCTAATGTTATAGAACAATAAATTTCTTCTTCAATTATTTTAAATGTTTTGTGCAATATTTTATTTTTAATATTATCATCGTAAAAATAATTATTCTGTTTGCACATCATAATCACATTTTCATTGTTCAAATCAATGGCCATTAAATAACATTTTTTCATTTCATCATAATTTTTTTCTATGTTTTTATAATAATTAACTAAATTATTCACAGAATTAATATTACCTAATTCAACAGCCATCAAATAATATTTTTTCATTTCATCATAAT